TATTGTCATCACTTTCACCCCCTCCCACCTGCTGAGGCTCATCTTCCATGTTTACCATTGTGGGCATTTCTTCTATATCATCATTTGAATTTAAAAAGTCTATCTCTGTATACTCTCTACGTATATAACGCTTATCGCCATTATTTACAGCAGCAAGCCCCCATAAATCTCTTGCGTCATTTAAGCTTACAATAGCCCTATCGAAAAGCTGTGTTGATATTTGCATTTTCGTATTATTGCTTACATATTGCAGGCGGTTTGTAGTTAGTACAATTTTATTGCCGTGTGCTAGCTCTCTTTCTGTATAAGTCATATTAGATAGTGCGAGCGATAGTTGTATTGCGAAAGGCTCAATTTTCCCTTGATAAAATGCATTCCATTCTTCCTCTGTAAATTTGTTTTGCAAAATATTTTCGTTAATGCCAAAATAATTATAAACATTTTCATTTATTAACTTCATTTGTGCAGCATTTACGGTATATGGCTTGCTTTCTACTTGCTTTAAATCTGCAAAAGTGGCATCACTTATTATAAGCCCGCTCGTGTTATCTTCGCTAAAGTTTTCAGCTGCAAACCTTTCCCGTTCTTCCTTTATTGCCTCGGGTTTAATTTTATTAGCTATTCGTGCTAAAAAGCGTATATTAGCAGAGTTTTTAACAGCATTTATAATGCCTTGGTTTTGAATATTAATGAGCTGCAAAGTAGGCTTAACTGCTGAATTATCTGAGCCAAAAAAATCATCTTTAAACTGGTGCGAAGTAATAACACCAACACGGCTATACTCAATCACTGCCCTTTCACCGCTTTCAAACGTATACCGCAAATATGCAACGCCGCCAATGTCTATAACTTCAACATTACTTGGCAATATAGGGTAGTAGCCTGTAATATTGCTGTATTCATCTTCTAAAGGGACGATAAAAGCATTGTTATTTACGGAAAGTATTGTGGCAATTCTATATAAAAATTGACTAGTATTCATAAATGGGTTTGGCTTAAATTGCAAAGTGTTTGCTAGGCTTTTATATGCACTGCCTTGTATCTCAGGTTTTAGTTTACTCGCTGAATTTGCGAAAGAATGAATGGCAGCCCGTGTTAGCTCTGCCTCATATAAACCGCCCTCCCATGTAGTAAAAACGGGTGTGTATGCTGTTAATGCTTTAAAATAATTGTGTACCTCTGTTTCTGCTGTTTCGTTTCTACCTCTGCCGCCAAAGAGCTTATCCCAAAGCCCCATAATTTTCTCACCTCCTTTCAGTCTAGTTTCACTTTTCAGTCCAGTTTCGCTAGTTTTTAATGAGAGAAGATTAAATCTCTCACAGCATGCGATTTTTAAAAAAGCAATATAAAAACCACCTAGTAAACACTAGGTGGTTTTTAATAATTTATTTTTTAGTTTTGTTTTTGTTGTATTCTGCTATTATCTCTAGTTCATCTTCTAAAGGTTCAACCTCTGGAATGTCGTCCCAAGCTTTTGAAATATCTTTTTCAGAAGTTAATTCTCTTAAATCTTCAATTGCTTGTTTTACTTCTTCCATAGTTTTGCAAGCTGCAAATTTATCTGCTACAAGGCTTATTAATGCTTTAAATTGAAAATCTGTCATAATGTGCTAACCCCCATTATATTTTTCAAAATTAATCTTCCAAGCCTTTTTGCAAATCTTCAATTATGTTTTCTAATTTCTTGTCTGTTTCTTCTTTGCTTTCTTCTTCCTTAGCCTCTTTGATAAATCTTAGTTGCATTCTGCAAAATTGTTTAAATTGACTATCAGTCATACCCATTTTAAAACCTCCTTTTAGCTTGATTTTTCTATATTATACTATAGCTTGTTCAAAAAGTCAAGGGCTTTAAAATTTCTAAATCGGGTTTAGTTAAGGTGAAGCTTTGGTATCAAAAAACTTGGGCAATTATGCCGCCCGCAGGGCTGCCCAACCGCAGGTGGTTAATCTTCATTTTTAAGATAATGCCCCACTTCCTCCCAATATTTATGGCGGACAGTCATTGCACAAAGCACGGCAACAAGCCCATCTATTCGCATACGCTGCTCTATTTTAGTAATTCGTACACGTCTTGTTTCACTATTTTGCTTTAGGGCAGCATAGAGAAAGTGCCATTCTAGTAATTTATTTTCAACGATTATAAAATTGCCGTCTTTTAAAATGCCCTCAAATTCTCTTATTACTGGTGTTAAGTTTTCGCCTTGGTGAACATCATCCATGTGAAAGCCGTCTTCTGCTAGCTTATTTACAAGGTATTGTGCTGAGTATTTATCATATCCAATTTTTAAAATATAAAGCTTATGCACTTCTTGTAATTCTAAAAAATAGTTATGAACGTCTTTATAGTCAACATAATTTTCGCCGCTTAATTGTACAATGCCTTTTTGAATGAAAATATCATAAGGCACACCGTCTGTTTGCTGAGCTTTTTCAAGCCTACTTGCAGGAATAAAGAATTTTGTAAAAGAGTACATTTTGCCCTTTTTTTCAATGATAACGGTAGCCGCTGTTAAGTCTACCGATTGTGAAAGGTCTATCCCGCCGACTGCATAGCAGTCTTGAAAATCATCAATTTTAAAACCCTCGCCCGCTTTTCCTGCAAGCTCTACAGTGTGCCCATCTAACCATGCAATAGCTGAATTTTGCTTAATGTTGCAATACTTCGTTAAAAATTCAACCTTTTTTGGCAGCGAGTTTTTAGCGATTGCAATTTCTTCTTTATAATAACTTTCAAACACAGACACACCCATATTTGGGTTTGCTTTTCTAAGCTCGGTTAAATCATTCCATTTAGTAATATCATCTATCATATACAAGAAAGGCAACAGTCTTTTTTCTCTGTTACCACCCTCTAAAAAGCGGGTAGAGCGTGTAAAAAGCTCATCAAAAATACTGCCATTTTCATAGCCTGCTGTTGATATGCTTAATATTATCGGCTGCCGCCTAGCACCTAAAGCAGACTTCATAACTTCATATTGCTTTAAGCCGCCGTCCCCCCGCCAACTAGCTAGCTCATCATTAATAACTAAGTGTGGGTTAAAGCCGTCCGATTTTTTTGCATTAAAGGCAAGCGGTCTAATTGTTGAATTAGTTTCTTCTATATAAATATCGCTGCGGCGTTTTTTTGAAATCTCATCTAGTTCGTCTTCTTGCTGTATCATTTGAAAAAAGTTATTGTAAACAATATTTGCTTGGTCTAGCTTTGGGGCTAAGCAATATACTTCTGCCCCGTATTCACCATCTAAGTAAGTCATATATGCTATAATCGCACTTGCAAATAATGTTTTGCCATTTTTGCGGGCGATAACTATAAATACTTCACGAAAAACACGCAAACCCTCATCATCAACAATGCCGAAAATAGCAGATATTAAAGCCTTTTGCCAAAGCTCTAATTTTAATAAATCGTTTCTGCCTTGGCTATGGTGGCACATATTCTCAATAAAACGTATTGCACGCCCTGCACGCTTTGCATTAAAAAAATACTCCCCACTTTCTAAACCTTTGATAAGTATGGAGTATATGGATTTTATCCATTTGCCGACAATTGCCTTGCCGCTTTGAATGTCGGCATAGTATTCATAAATGTAATTATTTTTCATATTTTTATAGTTCATCACGCATAAGAGCAGCAAGCTTACTATTTTTTCTTTCAGCTACAGGGGCAAGTGCTACAAGTTCCTTAATTATGGCGGTGTAGTTTCTAGTCATAGCTATGTACACTTCCACTTCGGGGCTTTGTTTTTTGCCGTATTGATTAGCACCGTTTTTATATTCTTCGGATATGCCATACTCATTTATAACTTTTTGCAAATCTTCCAAAGTTATAGCCATGAAAGCAGCGTTATTTATTAGTGATTGAACGGTTGTTAGCTTATTTTTATCTAAGTTTTTGAAAACTTTGGCAAGTCGGCTTTTTTCTTGCTTAATTCTGCTATCTTTGTCTAACTCTTTTTTAATCGCCACAAATAACACCCCCTAACGGACTTTAAAAATTTACCACACCCCTTACGCAACCCTTGCAGGGTAAAGTTATTCGCTGGTCTCGGTCTGTTAGGGCATATTGTTGATTTTTTGCATGGGGGCGTATATGATATTACCTTGGCTATCAAAGGAGTAGGGTAGCTTTCTAGGCTTGCCGTGATGTTCTTTGTTATGGCAAGTTTGGCAAAGTGCCTCCAAGTTTTCGTGGGATAGAGTAGTGTATGGGTCGTTTGCATTGGCTAGGTTTAAATGCACTTTGTGGTGTACTATTTTGGCTATCCCCTCGCAACGTTCGCAAACATAATGTTGACTTATTAAATAAGCCTTTCTAACTTCTAACCATTGTTTGCTTTGATAAAAAGCTTTATTCCATGAGGACATTATCAAGCCCCATGCCTGTGCCTATGCCTGTTTCTATTTGTTTACCAAAGTGTAATATTTCATGGTGTGTATTATTATAATAGTCGGCTACGAGGTTTTTGTATATGGCTTTGCCATTATTTGTTTTAACTACTATGTTAAATGTTTCATCTTCGCCTAGCTGCTCCGTTATCTCGTCAAATAAACTATTGAAAGATAAATTGCCCGTATTATTAGTTAAATTAATGTTAATTTGCCCTTTTTGCCGCTGAATATCTAGCGTTGAATATTTATTTATAATAAGCCTGCCGCCTAGCTTAAAATCAAGGTGTAGGCTTATATTTAGTTCGCTTTCTTCCATTTGCCCCTCCTATTAAAAAAGTGTAAAAAGTCGCTCTCTAAAGCTGTACATAAATATGGATAATACTATTATAGCACATTAAAAGCGGACTGAACGGACACTTTTAAAAAACAATGAAAAATTTTTAAAAAAATTTAAAAAGCTACTTTCAGATTTAAATCTATATTTGTAAAAAATACCGCTTAATAGCTTTTCTCGGTGCATCTTCGCTTGCATATCCATAAACTTTCTTAGCTGTTATTTTCCAAGATAGCCCTTTTATATATCTAAGCTCTATAATCTGCCTTATATCGCTTTGGTTAATTGACTTTATAAAATCTTCTATTTGTGAAAGTTTGTCTAGTAGTTCGCTTAGTAAAAGCTCTAGCCGCTGTTTTCTTTTGTTATAAATTTTCATATACTTTGGGCTAACACCTACTATAGGTATAACTCTTTCTTGATACGGTATTTGACTGCTAGAGCCTTTTACTGTATCAAATACAAATGTTGCAGCGTTGCCTAGTTTTTCTAAGCTCTCGGTTATTTGCACTATTTCATTTTTGATTAATCTATATTCTTCAAGTTCTCTTAATGTTATGGTTTTCATAATTATTTACAGTACCATAGTAGAGAGCTTTTTAATTTCGTTTGCAAAATCTTTAATTTTTAAATTGCTCGTGCAAATAATTGCTGTTAGTTCTGAATTTTCTTTAACTGTTAAAAATGCATTTCCGTTTAATTCAGACTTATAAAATTCTAAATATTCATTTTCTTTGCCTAGTAACGGCTTTAAATATTCACTTTTTATACTGTAAACTTCGTTATTATCAATAAAGAAAGTATAATCATCTCCGTACCAGTTAATGAAAATTTGCATAAATTTAATTTGTTCTTTATGTTCAGAAAAGAGTTCAGCCTCAAACATAGGTGGCATTTCTTCTGTTTTGTATTCCCATTCTTCTATTTTTTCTTTTGAAACGTCAAAAAAGCGAAGTATCATTTCGGGTGTTAATTGAGGCATATCTCGCATAGAATACATAGCAAAATTGTTGCTTATCCATTGTGTGCCATTTTTATCTGTGAAAATTATTAATTTTTTATTTTTCTTAAATATAGATGCTACTTTACTTAATTTCATAGTTACCCCTTTTTAATTTTCTTTTTGAAAGGGTAGGTGCTAGTAATAGTTCTAGGAGATTTAAAGCGTCTTTTATTTTTATAAGCCCTTACTGGATATAGCAAAACCCAAAGCGGGAAAGCGATTGTAAAAGTGCTTAGCATTAGCAAATTTTCTTCTTTACCCTTTTTTAGCGTTTCTAAAATTATAGCTACAAAAAAATTAAATACATGAACCCCGACAACTGTAAACATAACTATATAATACCATTGCATTTTAATTCCTCCGTTTCTTTTTATTATTTTTAACTGGTGCTTTTTTCATTCTTGCGTACATATAAATACCGCTAACATATTCACTATATTTAACATTTAAATCATTGAATTTATAGCCTTTGTTCATAGTTTCAAAAATTGCTTTTGCTCCGTTTTCATCTTTAGCTATATTACTAACTTTTCTTTTAGTTATTTTGTAATCTGATTTTGTTTCTTTTGGCTTTTCTAAACCTTTGCTAGTAAAATATGATTTTGAGTGTTTGCGTGTTTCAGTGTCTTTGCCCTCTTTTAATATATACCTAGCTAACCCCTCTAAGCCGTTTTCGTCGGGTTGCAGGCGGCGTGTTTGTTTTCTATTTCCTTTATTCCACATTTTTTCAGCTATATCTCTATCCTTAAAATTCATAACTATATGGTGGTGTACTCTGCCGCCTTTGTTGCTATCTTCTATATATTCAGTAACATAAATATATTTAAGGTTTGGCAAGCCATGTTTCTTTATGTATGCTTTGAGCCGTCTAATATAGTTTTTTATGTTACTTTGAGCTTGCTTTTCGCTCGTTGGCAAGTTTTCGTTATCATAAGTAAAAGTTGCCCACATATCCTTATCCCAAAAG